AAAGAAAACGCCGTGGTCGTCTTGTATCAGCGAGGCGAGAAGTTGCGGAACAGAATAGAATCCGCAACTCGTATGAGCGGCGTTTAACTGGCCAACTCCGAAACCTGTTTGAGTCAATAGCGGAAAGTGCTGTTCGCGAATATCAGGTGGGCGGCAGCCCTACCGTTCGTCTTGAAAACGTAACAAATAGAATATCCGAGGTCTTAGTCCCTCATTATCGTTCTATTATCCTTGCTATGGCAGACCGCTTTCGGACGGTAAAGGTTAAGCAGGATTACGAACAGGTTGTAAGGAACTATCTGCGGGACACAGCCACTGATAGGATAATTGGAATATCAGCTACAACGCAAAACCTTATTAGGCGTGCGCTCCTAGAGGCAGACCAAGAAACCAACCCCAGACAGGCCGCCAAACTTATAGAGGAGCGCGTAGGGGGTTCTTTCGGTAGGCGCAGGGCGATTACCATAGCCAGAACAGAAACGCACGCAGCGGCCAGCTATGCGAACCACGAGGTCGCTAAAGATTTGGGCGTTCCTATGCGGAAGCAGTGGGTGGCGACTAATGATGGTCGAACTCGGACATGGCACAGCAACGTCAATGGTCAGACTGTAGATTTGGATGAGGATTTCATCGTCCCGTATAAAGGGGTCGATTATCGCATGAAGCACACGGGCGACCCGAATGGTGGCGCTCACAACACGATTAACTGCCGTTGCGTCACCATCTACCTTGAGCCAGAGGATGTCGTGGTTGATGACCAGCCTGAGAGTCCAAAGCCGAGTCCGCAGCAACCATCTGATATTTCAGCTTATAGGCACAAGTATGATTCAGTAAGGCGAACCGAAATCAATGGCGATACATTGCCAATAGAACCAGCCGATACCGCGTTGGCTTCTTTGACCTCTCGGTTTAGCCGTAGCCAAAACGATGAAAGATACATGACTGCGGACAACAAGCCAGTCAGCACATATCGTGGGCGCAAGTTAGACGATTATGGGGAAGCCCGCCTGAGTGGGGCATCCGATAAAATGGCAACCGCACTTGATAAGATTATGGAAGAATTAGACGAGATTGCTGACCGAACTGGAGTGCCGCCTTTGCGTGGGATGAAAAAACTTCGGAGCAACTCCTCAGCCACGGCAGACATGGGCGATGGTGTTATGGGGTGGAATATAGCGTGGTGGAAAGAAATATCTGACAGCATTGGTAGGCCAGCGCTTGACACGACAAGGCTGAAGCTAGCCAATGAGCGCATCGCCGCTTATGAGTTGGAACTAGAATCTAGGGTTGATCGATTGCGTAAGCTAAGGGCGGATTACCTTGAAGGCTTTAGCGATTTCAAAAACGGTAAGATTTCGGAAACACTTTTTAGGACATATCACAAGAACTTTAATGATTACAATGACGAACTTGAAAAGTGGAAAAAGAAGTCACGCAAAGAATTGAAGAATGATTATCAATATGCGAAAGGAACCGCAAACCCAAGCGCATCGAAGTGGAAGCAGGGAGATAATCCGAACAGCAGGCCTTGGTCTGCTAAATACTACTTTGAAGACCCAGTTGATAAAATAAGAGCCACAGCTTATCACGAGATGGGTCATCACGTTCATCAAATGTGGGAACCCATGCTAAGGGGTTATTCAGGCTCAGGTCGCCTTGAGCGGGGTGAACTTTCTCGTCGCTGGCGACACAAAAAAACAGCGGCGACAAGGTATAGTGACAGCAATAAGCATGAATGGTTTGCTGAAAATTTTTCATTGTTTTGGATGGGTCGCAGGGATTTGGTTACCCCGAAGTTCTTAGATTACATGGAGGAAGTGTTAGATGTCGAAATACCTAGATAAGGCACAGGAGATATTAAATAGGGGGCGTGAAGCAACAAAAAAAGAACTTTCTCAGTTGGTGGGGTTGACCACATTGCTAGTTGGAGATGAGTGGGAAATGGGCTTGGATATTATGGAGGCGGTTGCGGTTATGGTTGGAAACAGACCTGATATTAGTGAGGAAGAATATGAACGCCTTATGGAAGGCGATGCCATAGCTGATTTCGACCTACTGGAAGGAATATAATTAGGTTCGGTTGAAACAAATGTGGAACGATTGTAAAATAACTGGAGAAAGGGTATATTATGCCATTACCGAAGCCAAATTCAGGTGAAGCTGAAGAAGCCTTTATGGAGCGTTGCATGAGCGATGACAAGATGGGGGCGGAATACCCAGACAAAGACCAGAGGGTCGCTGTGTGCATGACAAGTTTCCGAGACGGAAAGGAACAGGATATGAGCGACCAGAACGAAGAAGCCATTGATTATGAAGAAGGCAAGTTCGACATTGAGGCCGAGATTAAGGCTATTCAGGATGAGAATGAAGACGGTGGCTTTGAAGGCTATGCTTCTGTATTCGGCAATGCTGATTTGGGCAACGATGTCGTTGTAGAAGGTGCTTTCGCCAAGAGCATTGCACGCCGTGGCGCCAAGGGCGTTAAGATGCTGTATCAGCATGACGCAAAGCAGCCTATCGGTGTTTATGATGAAATCTTAGAAGACGCTCGTGGCTTGCGCGTGAAGGGTCGATTGGCTCTTGGCACGCAGCGAGGCCGTGAAGTTTATGAACTTATGAAAATGGGAGCGATTGACGGACTGTCGATTGGCTACCGTGTGGACGCAAAAGGTTATGACTACGATGACAAGAAGAAACGCCGTTATCTGAAGTCTGTAGACCTTATGGAAATTAGTGCCGTTACCTTCCCAATGAATCCCAAAGCGCGGGTTCAAGCAGTGAAGTCTGACCGCACTATTCGTGAGTGGGAATCCTTCCTTCGGGATGAAGGCGGACTCTCTCGCAATGAGGCCAAAGCTGGTGCGGCGGCCTTGACTAAGACTTTAGACCAGCGGGATGTTGGTGAGGAGTCATCTAAACTGGTAGAGGCGATGAGCGCCTTTACTCAAATCCTAAAAAATGGAGACTGAAAATGACTGAACAAGTCGAAAATGCAGTCGTTGAGATGGCCAAAGCCTTTGAGGAATTCAAAGCCACCAACGATGAGCGCCTCAAGCAGATTGAGGAAAAAGGGTCTGCTGACCCAGTTGTCGAAGAAAAACTTAAAAATATTGAAGTTGATCTCGACAAATTTGAAGACATCAACCAAAAGCTGACTCAACAAGTTGAGTTCCAAAAAGGTGTTGATGACCGTTTGGACAGCTTTGAAAAACTGCTGAAGCGCCCAGAAATGGATGCCGACGAAGTTAAAGCCGCTGACCGCCAAGTTGCCACGTTCGAAACATGGCTCCGTAAGGGTGAAGACGGTTTGTCGCCTGAAGAAGTTAAGGCTCTGACTGTTGGCACTGCTGCCACGGCTGGCAACCTTGCTCCTGCTGAGTATGTCGAAGAACTGGTTAAGGTTATCACTGAAATCAGCCCTGTTCGCTCAGTTGCTCGCGTTCGTCAGACAAGCAATAAAGAGATTGAAGTTCCGTCGAAAACGGCTTCTTTCGCTGCTGCTTGGACTGCTGAAGCTGGCACACGTTCGGAAACCACTGGTTACACAACCAGCCTGAACACCATTCCGACACATGAACTCTATGCAATGGTTGACATCTCGTCTGCTCTGCTGGAAGACAGCGTGTTTGATTTGGAAGCTGAGATGAACACTGAGTTTGCTGAACAGTTTGCAAAAGCTGAAGGCAATGCGTTCATCGCTGGTAACGGCACGAACAAACCGACTGGTATCACCGATGGCACTACCGTTGCTCACACTGCAACTGGCGCTGCCTCTGCTGCTATCACCACGGACAACCTGATGGACTTGGTTCACGGCTTGAAATCTGAGTATGCTCGTAATGCTTCTTTCATGCTGAACCGCACCACTTTGGGTGTTATTCGTAAGCTGAAAGATACTGCTGGTCAGTATATCTTCCAAACTGGTTTCAGTGGCCAAGCTGGTCTGCCGAACACCATTTTGGGTCATGCCTACGTTGAAGCTGCTGACGTAGCTGATGCCGCCTCTGGCGCGAAATCAGTTATCTTCGGTGACTTCCGCCGTGGTTACATGATTGTTGACCGTGTGGCTCTGTCGGTTCTTCGCGACCCGTATAGCCAAGCTGCCTCTGGCAATGTGCGTTATCTCGCACGCCGCCGTGTAGGTGGTGAGGTCGTTCTTTCGGAGGCCATGCGCGTCCTGAAGCACGCTACCTCGTAAGGTGCTTAGGGGGGTGGCCTTCGGGTCGCCCCCACATCTATAGGAGTCAATAATGGCTAAAATCGTAATGATTAAATCGTCCATCGGGGCGGCTAATGAACATGGTTCGCAGACCCGCAACTATATGGTCGGTGAAGAACTGGAATTAAAAGAGAACTGGCAAAAGACGCTGGCGCAATCCTTTGTTGATGCAGGCGTGGCCAATGAAGTGGGTGGCAACCAAGCTGTCCCCGAAACCAAAGAACAACCCGCAAAAGGGAAGCGGACAACAAAGAAATCAAAGTAGCAGGGGAACAAAGTGGCGGCTGGAACTTACCATATGAAGATTGAAAAAGGCAGCACGCTATCCCTAGTGTTGACTTACACTGACGCTAATGACGCGGTAATTAACTTGAGTGGCTACACTGCCCGTATGCAGATACGCAAGCGCATGAATGACTCAAATGCAATCCTAGAAGCAACCACAGAGAACGGCTACATCACGCTTGGCGGAAGTGCTGGAACGGTTACTATTTCTATCCCAGCTTCAGTAACGGCAACCCTCGACACAGTTGAGGCGGTCTATGATATTGAGTTGGTGAATAACTCAATAGTCACGCGCTTGGTCGAAGGCACTGTTGAGGTAAGCCCAGAGGTGACGCGATGAGCAGTCAAAACAAGGTTATCATCCAACAAACATTGAACGGTGTAACCATCAATCAAGGTAGCGTTAAGGTTGTTTCAGTGGGGGTGCAAGGTCCAGCTGGTCCGCAAGCGGTTGGCGGCAAGGGGCTACCAAGCGAAGCGCCTACATCAGATGACACTTTGTTAATATATGATGCGACAACGGACGCTTTCGTTTATACTACCGTCATAGATAGCGGAACATTTGGAGATTAAAAATGGCCAGCACAATTAGGATTAAACGCAATACGGTAAACACAACCGCGCCAACATCAAGCGATATAGCGCGTGGTGAGTTGGCGTTTGTTGAGGGCGACCAGAAACTTTATTACCGTGATAATTCAGATAATATCCGCGTCATTGGTGGTGAGGGTTCATTCCTTCGTTCAGATACCAATGATACGTTCAGCGGCAACCTGACGGTCACAGGCAATCTTGATGTTCAAGGCACAACCACAACCATTGACTCAACCACGGTTTCAATCTCCGACCCGCTGGTAAAGTATGCCAAAGACAATTCCGCTGATGCTGTTGATACTGGTTTTTATGCTAAATACAACGATGGCTCTGACAAATACGCTGGCTTTGTCCGTGACGCATCTGACAGCGGCGCGTTTATCTTGTTTGATGGTGTTGGCGCTGAACCGACATCAACCGTTGATACAACAGACGCAGGCTTTAATAAAGCTACCTTGAAAGCTAACATCGAAGGTGATATTGGGGGCAGCCCGACAATTACCGCCGCTACCGTTGCTACATCATTGGATATGAACGGCAATGAGTTAATCTTAGATGCGGATGCTGACACAAGCATCACAGCAGACACCGATGACCAGATTGACATTAAGATTGGCGGCTCTGACGAGATTAACATTACTGGAACAGAGATTGCCCCTGCCACGGATGGCGGGATTTCTCTTGGCACATCTAGCAAGAAGTTTTCAAACCTTTACGCCAGTGGCACGGTTGACCTTGGAACAAATGTAAACATCGATGGTGGCTCTGTAGATGGCGC